CGATGTCGGAAGACGAATGGGAGTTGCAACATTCTTTTTAATTGTTGTCCAAACGCCTTCAATCGGACCTTCGTCGATGATCCAGTTCATGGCAACGGCAGTGCGCTGTGCTTCTTCAACAGCATCAAGTACGTTTGATGTGTCACCAAGAACCATTGCTAAGAGTTCTGGTGTGTTGTAACCATTGTCCTTGTCCCATTGCCACCAAGCATCGTAGTCTTCGTATGGATTGTATGGGTTGTCGTATGTAGTTAGCATAGCATCAACCGTTGTCTCGCGTTCGTACTCGGCATCAGTCACTTGATCATCAGCCATAGCATCAGGCATGAGCTCAGTAGAGTCAGCATGCTCTAGTAGTTCCATGTTGTACGTCATGTATGGCCTCCTTTCTATGACAGATCCTGTACAGTAGAGACACTGATACCCAAAGCATCAGCCACTTCTGCATAGGTATGACCGTTCTTAAGCATGGTCTTAGCACGGCTAGCTGTAGCAAGACTGATAGACTTCTCTACACGAGGAGTAGCCAACTGTTTGACACGATCACTATCAGCGAATCGTAGTACATCAGTAAGCATCTTACTTGATACAGCACCAGATTGAATAGCTTTCCACTCATCATCGTCAATAGAGATTCGTGTAGACTTACCATCAGCACCAGTCTTAACACGGGCTGCTGCAATAGCCTGTTGTTTAAGCTTCTTAAGCTGGTCTTTACTCATGTCAGGAGTACGTTTCTCAGCAATAGTCTTGTTTGCCATGAGCTGAGCTTGACGTTCTCTAGGTGAGTTGTACAAAGCGTCGTTAAGTTTCTTCTGTAAAGACTCTACTTGTGGCTTGTACTTGACTTTAGCTTCCTTAGACATGGTCATGTTAGGAGTCTTGCTAATGATAGACTCACCTTTTGTACGCATCTTACCAAGGGCGTTGATGTAATTGCCGTACATGTTTTCAATGGCTGTTCCAGACCCCAACTTCTTAGCGTCATCTACCATATCAACATTTGGAGTAAATGAAATAGTCTTTGTTTTTTTAATTCTAGGAGCAAGTCTAGGATTAGCTGCTAATTCTTCAGCAGTTCTTTCTTTATACCATGATTCGGTTTCACGGTAGTCAGTCTTGGATCTAGAAATAAGAGTGGAAGCTCCGCTAGATATCTTTCCAGTAACAACATCATAGTGTTCTTGATATTTCTTTTTAAGCTGATCAATATTATTCTCTCGTTCAGAACGTTTATAATCTAAGCTATGTTTTTCAGCATCAATAACAACCATTGAATGTTTAACAGCTCTAGCAATTTCAGATTGAGATGCGCCTTTAAGAGTCATGTCTGTAATAAGATTCGACACAACACCCATTTGTTTTTGCGTGTCAATCTTAGGCGGCTTTGGAGTATAATAACTTTTAGAATCGAAGTTCTTTAATTCTTTTAAAGATCGACTTGTTTTAATTCCATTATTGTTGTTGGGAATAACCATAACAGAGTCGCCATCGAAATCGGCACCAGATAATTTAGATGCTACAGATGAATCGATACCGATTGCGTCCTTTGCACCTTTCATGAATTTAGCTGGGCCTTTATCTAATTTATTATTAACAGTTAATTCTGGTAACTCGAAAATACCACCGTGAGGATAACGAACAAGTACAACCTTTTCACCATTCTTAAAGTTCGGAGCATATACTTCGTTTGCTTTAATACCAGATAAAGGTAATAATACTTGTCCTTTCATTCTATCAAAACCAACCATCTTAAGATGTTGTCGCTTAACAGTTAATCCATCAACAAAATCTTGCATCATTACTTTCTTAACGACAGGATTTGTTAACGCATTAATTTCATCAAACTCTTTCTTTAGTTTATCGTATGTCTTTTCAATACGACCTTTAACTAAAGCTGGTGGTTGTTTAGATAAGAACTGGGAAGATAATGTTTTTGACCATGTGTTCCAATCACCTTCCTCATTTACTTTATTAATAGCACCCGATTGTTTCTTAATCGTAGCACCAAATGGATTATCAGGATCATCTTTCAAAGGTTTAAGTACCTTTTCTTTAGGAGTTCCTTGCTTCTTGTTAGTGTTGAAAATAACGTCTACACCTTTAGGGAAGTCTTTTGGATCTCCATAGACAGCCATACCTTTTAAATAATGAGTACCATTGACCCCAATACGAACTTGGGCATAACGGGCTTTACCGAGATCCAGATCTTTTACTCCTGGACGTAATTCCATTACACCATCTTTATCCGTACCACCTTGTTCATCATATCGAATACCAACACGCTTCCAATCAATATGTTCAATAGGTTTAAGACCTAATGAAGATTTACCTTCAGCGTCAGTATGAATATGAGGAGGTGTGATTTCGTGTTTGTGTTCCCTAACAACAGAAGGATCTGCTTCTTTAGTTAACACTTTCATTTCGACCCAGTGGTCATCATTTGTTGCGTTCTTAACATAGACTGTATGTCGATGATATCCTTCGGACTCCAGTTGTTGTACAGCACGCTTAAGAGTACTTTCATTTACTCCAAGCTGTTGTGCAGAACCTAAACCAACGTCCAAATATGGATTCTTCTCAATAAGACCTTTAATATCAGTCTTGATTTGTTCCATACGGTTTACATTATTTCGCACTTTGGCATCCAAATTCATACGAACAGTTGATTCTGGAATACCAGTCCTACGAGATATCTCAATAGATCCTAAACCTTGATCGGCTAATTCTTGGATTCGACTAATATTATGTAATCGAATCTCATGTTTTGCAATATTATTGCGTTTACGGAATTCAGTAGTCGTAATACCTAGCTTCATTGCTATTTGTGTGTCAGATAATCCTGAACGCCTGTATTTAACAACTCTATCAGACCATGAAGTGGCCCGCTGAAATGAATTTTCGCCAGATCCCCAAGCATATCGACCACTATGTGGAATGCTACCTTGGTGAGGGGTTCCTCTATGTTCGAGCATATCTTCATATGCTTCTTGCAGATTCATGAACAATATCCTTTCTATTTAGGTTTACTTTCAAGAATTCCCGAGAACTCTTTAATTGTATGATATACGTCATACACGTCTTCTGCTTCTGGAATATAAGTCTTAATGTCATTACCTTGATAAATGCGGAGTTCAAAATCCGTCTTCTCAGGTTTAACGCCATACTCCAAGCAGAAATAAGCAGCGTAAACTAATAGCTGCTCCATTTTAGGTTTGGTAACGCCAGTCTTCAAATCATGAATTCTAAGAAATCCACGAGGATTATCTTTCTTAGGAGGTTCGTAACGAATAGCATCGGCAGTACCAAATGCATATGGACTGTAAAATAAGAGTACTTCACTATCCATATGATAACCAATTGCATCATTTACAAAATTAGCGACTGCTGGGTGAGTATGACCTGGCAGTAATTTAATTTTGTGTCGAATTGCTTCACTAGCAAATTCATGTAACTCAGTGCCTCGTTGTTTAGCCTGTTCGTTTTCGAACCTGCTAATTATCTTCTCTGGTGTATAATTTAACCAGTGACACTGACTAGCGCTGAGAAATGAGTGACGACCCTCGTACTCTGGATGTCTGTTCCATTTCATTGAGTACTTCCTCCTTGTTCTCTGGATAAATGGTTCGAGCCCAACCGCCGTTTGTATTATAATGATTTAAATAATACTCTTGATTCGGTCGATATGGGGCTTTAGCCGATTTCTTCACTTCCAAATGATAGGAATATGGCCCAACGTCAACGGACAAATCAGGAATGCCTTGAATATAGTTAGGATCGTTCTTCTTAACAATAGCTTCAGGGATTCGTTGCTTGATATCTTTGATCAATTGTTTTTGGAAATCTCGTTCCAGTTTGGACATGTGTTCTCCACCCAATTCCTTTCATTAAATTTTTTCTTGCTTCGAATGGAGCGTTCGATAGCATCATCAATAGAAGCCGGGGACTTCAAATACACGTAATAAAGATCTTCAAAGGAGGTATTCACTCGATTAATTCGTCCTTCCGATTGCTCCATTATTCGGTAAGAATAGTTAAGCGAGTAAAATAGAATCGTATCAGTAGTTATACAGTTCCATCCCTCGGCTCCGGCCGTGTATTGCACTAGATATACCCAGGTTTCAGCGTCTGGGATAGCTTCATGCTTTTGACCGTTCCATTGATAATATGTCCTATTCAATTCTTGACAAATCTCTTTGAGAATATCAAGTTCATAGGTGTAATTATAAAAGACGATGACTCTATCACGAGTCATTATCTCTTGCTTCGCATGAATTCTACGGCGTTCGCTTGTATTAATAATACGACGAAGCACTTGTGTGAATTCAGACGCGTTCATTATAGGTTCTTCAGTATATGGATTAAAGCGACTCTTGATTACAGATTTGTATAAATCCTTATCGAAGTCAGCATTAATATACTTACGATGCAATTTAGTAGTTCTAAAGTCTTGCATTGGAACTGCTAAATAACGTCGGAACCTTTCCAATTTATCGGTCTTGTGATATCGTCTGATCTGAGGAAACTTAGAATATGGATTGTACTCCACATGCTGATCCACAAAATCAGTTTTGTTTCGATAGAAATTATTGGCTATGAAAATACACATCCAATCCATCCAAACATCACCTGGTGTTGCGGTTAACATTATCCAATTATTCTTTCGAGCAATATGAATAAATGCCATACCCCATTTACCATAACCGATTGCGCGTTGTTCGTCAAATATAAAGAATGCATCTTTCACATCAGTATACTTTTCGATATTGTTCCAGGAATCAACAACGCCATCAATTCCTAAGGCTTCAAAATCTCTATGCCATTCTCGATCGTTACGTTTCTTAGCGACCGTAATAATATAGAGAGGCTTATCAATATGGTTCTCCATATAATAAAATAGGCCGGTCAAGGATTTACCCGAACCGACCTTTCCACACAATACAGAACCGTTATGTAACCTATCAACCGCCTTTCGCTGATGGGGATATAACTCAATAGTCATTAGAACCCATACTTACGTTCAAGTGGACTTGGAGCAACGTGAATATACGCGTTCTTCAAATCAAGACGAGCGTAAGTCCCGTCATCACTAGGTTCGCGACGACGGATAGTCATATCAACACATTGCATTTCCATTTCATCAATTAATTGGAATTGATCCTCTGTCAAGAACTGACGATTTTGTGCACACACTGGATCGTCAACATCACATACGCCATTTTCGTCGTCATAGATCAAAGCAATTGATGGAATGGCAAACTTAGTATAAACCTTAACCTTGAAATAATGGAATGGTTCATACATGTCAGGGTTCTCGGCCATTTTCTTAGCCATTTCGTCATCTCGTGGCTTAGGCTCCCACAATTTGACATTAACACCATACTGTTCGGCAAGGATTTGAGCATCTTCTGGAGACACTACTACGTTAAAATAACGATCGCCTGCACGATTGTATCGTTCTTCTCGTCCTGCGAAATTTGGTTTAAAGGCAAATTCCACATCTTCGAGGATGATTTGGTGATTAGAAGCTTGTAATAATTTTGTCATGATAATGTCCCTTTCTATTTTGACGTGATTGACAAATTGCAACAAAAAATGAAAGGAGCGCAAAAATCCTTGAATTTTGTTGTTCCTTTCTATTATGTGCCATGTAATTTCTGCGAAGTTTTTACAAACCCCGAGCGACTGTCCCAAAAGTTAGGCAGACATTTCTACGGGTTGTTCGTCGTTTAAGCCGAGTGGTTCGATATAATCCTTAGGCATGTTATCAACAATCATATTGATATCGCCAACCTTCATGATTTTCTTCAAACCAGCAATAGCCAACTTGTCATAGTAATCGAAATCAATATCTTCGTAATCAAATTCCGATGTTTGTTTGAATTTGAATCCTTTTGTTCCCGTAACAGATTTGAAATTCTCATTATCTTCTGTCCACAAACATTCAGCTCCAGTCTTAGAAGCATAAATGGATCCAACTTTTCCTACGAATTCGTCGCCAAGATAAATATGGCCTTTCGATTGCTTAGTAATAAAGAAATCTTGATCGGTTAATTCTTCTTTTGTCCAAACCCGTTTAAGAAGATATGGATTTGCGAACTCTGCTCCTATTGGAGACCAACTATCATCTTCAAGTTGAGCAATATAAACAGCGTTATTGATTAACGCCATACGTTTATATGTATGCTCGTGTTCGAATTTATAGTTGTACTCTGGTCGCTTGCCAAAATCTTCAATAAGTTTAACAACTTTATCATCGCCGTTTGGAACTTTAACAGAGTCTGTCTTAATATGACATACTTGGTATCTGTTTTCTTCTAGATAGAATTTAAGATCGACCATAAATAAAGCCCCACGCTTAGCGACAATATTGTCGATATTATCTTTGTGTTTGAATTTATTATCAAACGACGCCGAAGTCATGCCATAAACGGCATTAATAGCGATCTTCAACGCAGACACTAATGGTTTACGATATTCTGGATTATCCAAGAATGGTGCGAGCTTACCGTCAAACATAAGTTTAACTTCATCCACTTTGTTATGTTTCAATAACACGCGCACTTTAAGTAAGTCTGCATAACGTTGAGTATATGGGCCGAAGTAATTCATATTGATTAAACTATTCGGATGCATTGACTCAACGTCATCTAAGATAACATCTTTATAGACACCAGGTTCAGCATATACAAATCCACCTTCGCCAGTTTCATAACCACGATATGTAGATTTACCGAACTTGTATTCGTATCCAGGGAATGTCTTGCTTAGGTCTGTGTAAATAAACTTGTCTTGTGGACGAGGGTCTTGTCCGAAGATACATAAGGCAGTAAGCTGATTGTTTGTTGCGTTCATTGATCCCTCGGAAATAGTTGCCAAGATCTCACGAGCAATATAGTCAGCATATGTCGCATCAAATACTTTCTCAGTAGCATCCACGTCGTTTACACAGTATTCAACAACCGTATCGACCAAATCATCAGGCACTGGTTGATCCCAAGGGATTTCCATTTCGACGTGATTAATACCAAGCTCTACTTGCCAACGCTTCAAAGATTGTTTCTTCTGAGCATACTCATAAATATCGGTATAGCTTAATTCGTAAGCTCCTGCGTACATACCAGTCTTCGCGTTCTTCTCGTTGATAATTCTTTGGGACTGTCTGAATAACTCCATGTTTGTCCCTCCGAGCAATCGAGCGTAGAGAATATGGTTATCATATCGACGGTTGTTGAAACCGACTAGAGGGAACGAACACAAATATTCAATTTGATCTGGAGTAGGATTAATCCATCTCACATATTCGTCTTCACCATACTTCTTCCAAACTACAACAAATAGATTTGGATATACCTCGATATCGAAGAATACGATTTCTTCTTTGGCAACGATCTTAGTTCCTGTCGTCAACTCTGTCTCAGTCTTACCGTCGTCATCACGCATTGAAGACCAAGGGATCTTCATAAATACATCCAAGCAATAATCTTTTTGATTAGAAGATTGTAATGCTCGAAGAAATACTGAATGCTTAAGATCTGACAAGTCATATTTCAATCCTGCATCATATGCTTTATGTATTTCATGAGAAATCCAATCAATAGTTGGTTTAGTATTTGCGTGGCTAGGTTTCTCCCCAGGAATAAGTCCTAGTTGTTTCTTAACAAATTTACGGAGAGTCTTCTCGGTATAGGTAATATCTTTTACGGTATCATACATCACTATCTCCTTTTTCTCTTTCATCGGCAGTCCCGACGAAATATGAGATACTTCAATATCGTTTGATGCATTATCAATCCGTCGTAAAGACGCCTTTCCCTTGGAAACTTTAATTTCGACATGGTCTTCAACGACATTGTCTAATAAATTAACATCACCATCATATAAATAATGCAGGTGAATACCTTTTCCAGATTTAGATATTTCAGCATATGTCGGGGGATACTTCGACGCCGCCTCTTTATTTAACTCTAGACTTTTCTCTCCATTCTCGTCTTTAATATCAAAATCGAGAATAATATGTTGTAGTGGGACTTTCACCCAGTGCAATTTACTCGTATCGATTTCTTTTAGCGTTGTGACAACCTCGTCCCATTTCTGAGATGGATTACCATTACTCAAAGCTTCCTGAGCGGGATAATGAGCAGCCAATTTGTTAAATACTTCATTATGGTATTTAAAGTCTAACCAATCACTAACTTTATTCTCAGGAATATCGTCCGAAACAACGCCTTCAGGAAATGCTATTGACCATCTGAAACCTTTAAAGAAATTCTTAATACGTACACCGTCAACAACTGTATCTTTAACCATCGTATCAAAATATCTAAGAGCTTCGCGTTTGATCGTGGCTTTATAACCATCGGTTTTCCAACCCATGTCTTCGAGATAATTCTTGTAAAGCTCTGAAATTTGTTTTAAACTAATTCCATCTTTCATTTGCATCGCTTCACTTCGAATGAAATCAAAGATATGGTCTGTCTGTTCTGCCATGTCAACATCAAAGTAATCATCAAAATAATCGAATCCTAATTGTTCAAATCGACTAATTGCAAGATTAGCAATATAAGGCAGCTCGTATTTGATTTGGTTCATCAACGAAATATAGTCTTTGTGAGAAACTTTATTACCGCTTGGATTTACTACAACTGCTCGTCGAGTAATACCCGAATCAACATTTCGAACTTTATATCGTTGGTTTGATGCAGTGATAAGTAAACCACTAAATGTAACATCGTATTGTTCTTTGTACTTTTGGTTGACCGAAATAGTTTCGTGACTCGTCAGTTTCAATAATGGGGTGTCATTATAAATATGACTGATGTCCGTATCCTCGTCGATCAATAATGGAACTTCTTTAATTTGTCCTGTTGCGAATGGGTCATTACTCGTCAACAATTTCAAATCAATAGTTCCACAATATTCCTCAAACAACCATCTGAATATCTTGAGTACAGTTCCTTTACCGCTACCTTTTGATCCATACAAATACATGAACTTCTCAACCTTGTACATGTTGTTGGTAAATAAGGCGCCCATGAACCAAAGTATTTTGTCAAGTTCTGTTGGTGTATATAATGTGCCAATCAATTTCATGAAAGCTTCGGGCTCACCATCAGTTGGTGAATATGACAACTGAGTAGTAGCATAATCTCTTCTCTGCATTTTATGATCAGCGAATAATACCTTCTGGTTGAATGGGGTATCAGTTTGTTCGGTGGCTTTACAATAGTCAATAAATAATCGGAACTTGCCACCAGAAGCTTTCCGAATTTCTTTCACTTCAATCCGAACCCCAGGGCCCTCCTCTTGAAGCTCCTTCGCTTTATTCCACAATTGACTATCAATATCATAGAATAAATTTCGTTGTAATGTGTCCCATCTATGTCCATTCCAATAAGCATAGAACTTACCACCTTTTACAACTAAATCCTTGGCATCCCCAAAGATAAAGTCGGGTGACACCTCATAATCACATGATCTGTTATTAGAATAGAACTTTTTGACAGTGACGTCCAAAAAATCCATTTATACCTCCTATCGCTATTATGTCACCTGCGATCCCAAATTTGGCCCCCAAATACCCATTGTTTTATATATAAGTTGAATTTTAACTGAGTCAACAACAATGTACCCTACACCCTATTTTTTGGGATTTTGAGGTATTTTCGGCCATTTTACCCCCATTTTTATCGATAACCTTCTAGACCGACTTCTGAAATACTATAATAAAAATGGTGGGATAGGTAAAACCCCCAAAAAATCTTGGGGGAATTTTCTACCACAAAATACGGAATTCAAGCCCATATTCGTCAGTTTTCTCGTCCAATTTATGCCAAAAGTCCCTCTCAAATACCAAATCATACTCGAATCCGAGGACTTCTGCACGGAAATAATCCCCTTTTTCATACGTATCTTTCAGCTTTTCAGGCCCTTTATACATGAATTTGAACCCCTGGATCTGCCCAATATCGTCTTTAACATAGGCAATACCAACCCAATGATGGTCTTTGAAGACACGGAAATCAATGTTCTTGCCCATCAGTCCCTCCATGAAATCTAAAAGTTTTATTCGGATTATTATGTCCCTCGTCCAATAAGAACTGCTTACGAATCTGTTCCATTTCATCAGGATCGAAGTATAGTTTCACATGTATTGGTGGTTGAGGTAATATAGTTTTAGATTTAGGATATATCCGTTTAATCCTCATCATCTTCCTCCTTCTCAGCCTTCTTTTTACCCTTCATCCAGCACGCAGCCATAGCAGCGTAGTTAGACAGGTCTTCTAAGGTGTCTACGAGGCTCTCAGAGGCGATCTGAACGTCTTTATTCGGATCATTGAGTGTAACTAAGCGCTCGAATTTGTCGTTCATACGGACGATGCCAGCCACCAATCCGAACGTGTCTAAACTCTTCTCAAATGAGTTACCATAGTCGTGATTTTTGCGGCGAAACACGTTCCATTGGTGATCATATTGGTCTTTCATTGTGTTTGGTGTTAATTTATCAGTCATATTACTCATCTCCATTATCCTCAAATCTTTTAATTATTACATCTTTAACCCATTCCTGATGTTGGGGTGATAACCATTGGTAACAATCTATTTCATAAATATCCTTTAGAAAGTCCGTGAGATTATCATAATGATCCTTTCCGAAGTTTGATACCGGTGTGGTATACATTTTGATATCTTTATATGTAGCTACCGAACCAGATCGTTCGATGCGACGTATATGATTCCATAAACCTTCGATATTATACCTAACATATAGCATGAATCCTGACGGTTTTACCACATTACTCATCTCTATATGTTCCTCCATTTACATTTATAACTAGGTCTTCGTGATCGCTGCGCTTGATAATGAATTTCTTAATATCTTCTTCAGGTACGATGATGATCTTTTCAATATTATGAAATCCAACATACTTACCAAAATCAATAAGACGAATGTATAATTCGTTACCCTTAATATCATGGTTCCACTTACGTTCTATACCTAAGATATTTGTGTATAATAGATAACCACCATCTTGACCGTCATAAAGAGGATAAATTTCAATTTCGCTCTTCTTACCCTCAAAAGGCCAGAATTTAATCCTGGTGAAGTTATGTCCACAAATGGTATTGTTCATTTCAACCCATTCACGTTTGGCGTCGAGCTCTAGCATATCCTCAATATCAATTTTTTCAATTGTGTCGGTCATGATTATACGAGTATCGGTACTGTCAGGACAACCATAGTATTCAATAACGATGTAGTTGTTATGATATTGGATATCGGTAACTAATGAAAATGTACCAAATCGTCCATTATGTCCTTCTTTATAAGTGATATATACAAATTTAAATTTTTGATCTAACATCTCACTTCTCCTCACCAGAATATGTCGTAATTTCATGCATTGGGAATTGTGTAACTGTTCGACAATCCTCACGTTCGTCCCATACAATGGTCATAGTGTCTTCCACACCCTTAGAATGTGTGATTTGAACATCGTGTGTATTTGGGAATGTCTTACTGGATCCGTCTACGAAAAATACAGTAAATGTTTTATTGTTGTAGTAGTTTAACGAGTCGATCAACTCAAATACATAAGAACTGGATGGATAATGATGAACCACGCCATCTTTTAAAACAACATGCCATTCTCCATCAACAAACTTTATCATTTCCACCTTGTCATGAACTTCAACAATACGTGGATCTCCGACTTTTCTAATAATTACTAGTGTGTAATGATTAATCATATTATTGTTCCTCCCAAAAATCAATCATGCTCATAGCCATCATATATACCTGGATCCGATCCTGTCCCCAAGGCCGGTATTCCACACGCAAATATTCTAATCCGTCATGTATATCCACCTTTTTGTATGAATATACGTTTGGAAATAGAAATGGTTTGGTGTCAAAACGACCTTTAACCATCAGTGCCTTCCCGTTTTCCAAGAATGATCGTGTTGTTAATTCGTATTTTTCAATTCTATACTCAACAGGTCCGCGATATCCTTCTTCACGAACTGGGTCAATTTTATACCAATCCCCTTCTGCTCGTACAGAATAAGATGTGATACGATCAACACAAATACCGCTTTCTTTTTGATATACTTCGACTGTAAATGGCATAACTCGGCTCCTTTATTTAACAAAATACTCCATATGTGCATCTATCTCCGCACTATTCATATCAAATACATCAATCTGAGATATATCATCCATAGATAATACCATAGTTGCTGTGGTTGTTTTATCCACATGGTATTCGATAACAATATAAGTTTGGTAATAGCGAATGTTAATAACTAAAAACATAATATCGTATTTACCACCTTTGTAATGGATTCCTAATCTCCGAAAGACATTTTCTTTATCTATCATCCCGTTCCTCTTTCATCTCTTTAATATGTGGATATGCTTTATAGAAATCCTCATTAGTTGCGAAATGTTCCATAATACCAATATTACTTAATGGAATATAAGTAGTCTTCGAATATAGATCGTCATCTTTACTAATAGTCTGTGTGATAGATAACATGTTGGAATCGCCAAGAAAAGTTGCTTCGTAAACATTAAAGAAAATGTTATTAGGAATCCATGTCGATGGACTTGATGAAATCTCACCATTAATATAGTTGATACTAATTACTCCCCGTCCATTATCCATGAGTGGTTCCTCCTATTTAGTTTTAGCGCTATACATGTCTTTATTTACAACAAGATCGACAAATTCCTTGTTTACAGCTCCAAGTTCGAGCATATCATTTAAATATGCTTCCCCACGCGCAATAGTTTCTTTATTAATAGCAGCTCGTGAAGCGCACATCTTATCTAAATGCTTATATGTAAAGATATCAGAATTAGGTTCCATCAGTTGTTTACAGAAAATGAGCGGGAATTCAATAGTTTCATCATCTGAGATTGTGAGTTGTGACAACACATCAATATCCCAACCAAAGAAATGATCCTTAGTTTCGACTTTCTTACCAGCCATTTGGCGCAGCATAGCAACTGTGATTTTACCACCGTATTTAAGATAGTCCATCATTGTGTTAAGGTTCAACTCAAGCTGATCGTATACGTTTGATCCATAAGTACCTGGGTTGATTGTGTTGATGAATTCTGCTTGTTTCTTGAAATGTTTTGTTTTCAATACTGGTACGCGTGTGATGTCAAGTTTAATTGTAGTCATTATGTTCTCCTTTAACAATGTCAATGCATGTGTTTAAAATGTCGTGCTCCATAAGTATTAAATCCTTAGGAGTGTAGTGTAGACTGCTTTTTGTCTTGGAATATATACCGTAGTGACTATTGTAGTCAATATCGGATACATCTGGCCAATTAAAGCGTCCGTCAATACGTGAGTTAAATAACTCGTCTGTGATTTGGCTGTGTGGTGGGATCTTGTATCCACTAATATATGGAATCTTGTATCCGTGCTGAGGCACATAACAATTTGTAGAACTGTCATGTTGCAAACGAACAGATACGAAATATCCTTTACCAAGACCTTCAGCGATGTAATTATCGAATTTAGTCTTAGAGTTACGAATATCCATCAAGAATTGTTTCATCGCAGCTGATTCCGAGAATATGAACATTCTCAAGTCACGGTTACGCTCAGATAACAATAGATAAGGAAATGGTATACGCCAAAGCTTGTTTGTGAAATATCCAACCATAACATTACAATACCCAGGAACGTAAATGTTTACGCCTGGAGAATTCCGAATTCGATGTAAAATCCCACCCCGGGCAATTTTTGATAAATCGATTTCTAAATCAAGTGGTTTGAAATAAACACACTCTGTCAGAGCCTGCATAAGAAAAGACCCGCGGTATTCGAGGGCCTTCTCTGTGTAGTCAGGTTCGCTAAATGGTTTGAGGATTCCAATGTTATTAATACCCATGGTGTCCTCCTATTTGAACATCTTCTCTGGAATATACAATCCCAGTCCTTCAGTTACTGTGTTTTGATCACCGAAAGTAAATACGTCAGGAGCGTTAGTTTGTTCTTGACGATACATAGAGAATATATCGCAATTGGAATTGATCCAATGGATAACCTTATCCCCATTATCGACGAAGAACATGGTAAGAACCAGCTCCTCAAACGTATGTTCTCGGTCACGGATCACACAAATAAGAGGATCCTTATGTTCGGGCGTCTTGACGCAGAAGAATTTGTGCATGCTCATCATGTCGAGCTTATCCTGCAGTACTCCAGTGATATTATTGATAATAACCATACCATTAATATCATAGCGTTCCTCAGCACCCATTAAATAATGCAGCACACCATAGCATTCTGAGTAATATCGTTTCATACCCGGATCAATATGATTGTCGGCTGGAATATTATCCCACCAATGTCCACCTTTCTTAGGCTTAACCCATTGGTTTAGAATAAGTTTGTTGTTCCAAACGTAATTGACTGCCCATTTGTGCAGCTTCTTTTTGGTATCTCCAGGCATCTTTTCATACCACTTCTTCCGAAGAACGGCGAGGGCAAAAGAGGTCATAAGACTCTTAAACCCTTGCGCAATCCCGGAGATGATATCATTCATCATCTTCATCATCTTCCTCCATGTCATACACAAATAACTCAGGCTCGAGTTTACCTTCTAAGATATCCCCAATCGCAATGCCGCATTCACGATATAGTGATTTAGCATTGTCATAGTCTTTCTTAGAAATATGGAACAAGCCATAAGTACCGTCGTCATTCGCACTCTTGCTTCCACGATCATGCTCAATATATGACACAAGAGTATCGTGGATTACTGGATCGATATCGGATTCGAAGTCAAGACCGAGAGTCTCTACGATCCAACCTGCGAATTCTTGTACGGTACCAATATCACCTGTATCAGTGGATAAGCGATCAGCGTATTCCAAGATTGCCTCAGCGACTGACGCGAAGTCAATATATGTGTTACCGAATGTGAAGTATTCGATACGACGAGCGATAATATCTTCACGACGTCCCCAGTCTCCTACTTTAGTTTTGTTTGGTAGGAATTCCCATGAGAACAATGCGATAAGATCGCGGCGAAGATTACGGTCTGTGATACCATATCGATCTAGGACTAGCGCTTTGTAGTAGTCATATGCTTCAGTGGATTGTTTATCGTAAATAAGCCGATCGTGTTCCATCTCTGCCCCTTTCAAAGTCTTAATTTGACGAGCCATGTCTTCGACAGACTCAACGATATCGCGGATAGGACGATCTGCCTCACGATAATTGTAGAAACGTTTCTTGTCTACATCCAATTTCTGAACATACTCATTTGTGAGTCCATCAAGATCCATTTCTTGAATGATTTCTTCAGTAAGAGGATCATAGTCAGGGCCAAAGTTAACTTCATATGGTGACAATTCCCGACGGATAAATCCTTCTTCGGTCTTGAACCAATCTAGCCCATCATCTGGAAGCCCTTCTAATTCGCGGAGGTGTTTCTCGTTTTCGATCATACGAGCATCACGCTCTTTAGCGTCTTCTTCCATCTTCTTAGCATCGGACATAGCTACGAGCTCATCATAAGATAATGATTTGGACTCCAGCTCTTCCTCTTCTTTCCACCATTTGTAAATGCGATAGGCGCCGTAACCGACGCCAGCTGCACCTGCAACACCTAATAATACTTTGACCAATGGTTTCATTATATGATTCCTCCTGTTATTAAGCTAATTCTTTACGTCCCGGGATTAGATCGCGGAAATTTGTTGTCGCATACAAGTTGCGTGGGCATTTCCAACGTACGTAGATTTGTGGTTCATGTAATTGTTCATCTTCATTCCATACTTCCATAATATCGTATTCGATATAGAAGCCATCAGTATCCGTCCAACCAAATGGAAGAGCAGCCTTAGGAACATCAAAGCCTAGTTGATCCAACATGTCCGCGAAACTCAATAAACCTTTACGAGAAATCTTTTCTTCAAGCACACGGATAGATTCACGGATCCATTGTTCGTTGTATTCCGGACTATCGGATGTATAGTTCGCAGAATATTTGAACCAGTTACCGTACATTAACCCTTCCTTAGGAATAAATGATTGTACTTCTTTACCGTCTTCTTCGACAGTTACTTGGTCCATTGGAGTGTCAATCTTTTTGAATGTCTCCTCGTCCAAGACCTCTTTACATTGTAGACGGTAGCGAGCGTGTTCTTCGGTAACAGCAGTAAGGGCAGCAGATACAGCTTTAAGACGGTTTGTTTGGATCGCAAATCCTAATCCAATAGCAGCAGTAGACGCCACAGCAATAGCAACTGGCACGGCAACGTCTTTGGTTACGTCTTTAACAACGTCCATACGTGTGTATTCTTCACCAGCAGCGTCTTTAGCTTCGTATTTAGCTTTGGTTGCTTCAAGTTTCTTACCAGATTTGATACCTTGATATACGGCGACACCATATCCGACAAGCCCAGTAGTCACTAACGCGATAGGCGCGTACTTCTTACCAAGGATTTTGGCCGTGTTATAAGTTGTTTTAGCTCCAGCTTTAATAGCTTTTGTATTGATTTTAGGTAATTTCATTTTGTTTCTCCTTTTCTCTTAACCACGATTGATTTTAACAGTTTCTTCAAATGATTTATGATCTTCACTATTTTCATATAAGAATGTCAACCCTGAACTGTTAACACTTGAAAAATGACTTGTTGCAACACAAGCCTTGTTTTTATTAATATGATCAATATGATTGAATGTGATACTCCAATCATGCTGATGAATATGTAGATCAACGTTAGCTACTCTCTCAAATAACAATGGTCGTTGATCACCCTTCGGATAAATTCTAAGTCGCATATAATTCCTCCATAAGTTGATCGACTGCGTTATCGATCGCCTTCTTTCTCCGGCGACTGAATGTGAATTCCGGAATATCATAGAATGGAAATACTTTGAATCCATCAGTCACTCTAAATATATAGTTATGTCCGTCAGCAGATATGGTATAAATATTACCACACTCTGACTGTGAAATATTGTCTACGTCATGGAATGTGTCTATGTATAGACCATCCATTGTTAATATAACATTAAGTTTTACGTCTACCTTCATAAGCAGCCTCCAATACTAATGCCGAGATTGTCAGCTCAAATAAGAAGAATAGCCCACAGATAACCCATACAAATGTCCATGCTTCGAATGCTTTAAAGAAAACAAACCCGTAGAACAACATTATATGTGTAATCATAATAGGTAATGACAGTAAAAATGCCTTAAATAGTTTTACCATTATCTATCACCTTTAACCCAAAGATACGCTAAAACAAACCAACCAAATGGTGGTGTGCACAATAAAAACAAAGTCCCTAAACAACTACGCAT